AGAATACAGGGCTTTTGCTTGCGTGGCATCTACCCCTCTGATATTATTTAATTACTTCTTATTGTCCAAACAACACAAAGTTGTTAGCACCTAAAGTACAAAGCGAACGCTCAGACAGGAAGTGTACTTCCATCGCGTCTAAGCTTGAAGTTCTCGCTCCACCAGCTGAACCAGTGATCCAAGTTTTATATCTTCGATCTTCAGTTTCGCTAGCTCTATAACGAACGTGCAAGAATGGACGCTTAGCGTTTTTACCTAGGATTTGGTCATAAACAGTAGTTGATCCAGCAGGAACAAGAATACCATTTACTTCACCACCTTGAATGTCTCCACGCATTGTTGGATCGTTCAAGTATTTCCAGTCAGTCTTGTAGAAGTCATAACCTCTGCGGAATCCTGAGAATCCAAGATTCAAGGCCATATCCTCATCATTGTCAAAGAGACCGTATGAAGTACCACCTGGGTTTCCGTAAGAGTTTTGTTGTGACAACATATCATCAATAGCGAAGCTCATAGTTCTATTCAAGAAAATAACGTTTTCTTCAATAGCTCCTTGCTTGTCTAATCGCTGGATGATGTCATCAAAATCTCCAAGAGTCGCTGGAATGCCTCCGTATACATTACCACGTTGGTTAACAACATAGAAAAGACCTTCAGAACCAGCTCCTGTTTTAGCAGCATTTTGACCTAGAACTGTAGCAGCTCCAGAGTTTTGCTCAGCAGGAACAGCTTCGATCATAGCAGTCTCTAGATAATCTTCAAATCGAAGACGAGTGTCATGCTCTGATTTTAGATACCATAGATATCCAGTAGCTCCATCTTCAGAGGTAATTTCTACCCATCCGATTTGAGCCATGTCAGAACCTGATACAGCGTACTTGTCTTTAATGATAATCGGCTTGTTCTCAAAGATGAAGTCATCAGACTCAAGAGAGTTTTCCATGCCTTCTGTTCCTTTTTTGAACTCAGATCCATAAATAAATACTGAACATGCAGTTGCTTTTGAACCAGCTCCGTTATTAGCAGCGAAAGTTTGCCCTCCAGCTTCGTAATAAGCTACGTCAAATTGTGAATTAGCATAGTCTACAGCTGTAACTACAGCTTTGTTTGAAAACGTAGAAGCAGCAGTATTATCTGAAATCATTACCGTTTGTCCTTTACGGATAGCGATACCACCCGTACCAGGGTTCAGTGTATCATTAACTGTAAAAGTAGCAGTGTCATCAGTAGCAGCAGCATTTGTAGTTACAAATTCATATTTAGTGTGTAATCTTCCCTGCTCTGCCCACTTTAGCAAATCAGAGTTAGTCGGCATCTCTGCGCCAACAAGTCGTAAGAATGAAGCGATGCTTCGGTTTCCGTAACGCTCGAATTCCTTTTCGTAAGTATCAGGAAGATACTGATTAAGGAAATCGAAGTTAGTAATATAGTTTGACTCTAAAACCACGCGCTCAGCACTTGGTTGTAGATCAAAACCAGGGGTTGCATTTAAAGCCATTTTGTTTTGTTTTTAGTTTTAACTTCTTTTTATACTTCTAATACGCAATCCTCGCCCTGAATCTGGATTCATTGCAGTTACTTTTAATCCGCTCTTTGGGGCTGACTGTGGAGTTTGTCGCACATCCATATTAATATTTTTGGCTTTACTAGTCATGTCTTTAATAGCGTCTGCTTTACCTTGCTCATAAAAATGCGTTGCAATAGCATCTGCGTTTTTACCTGCAAATAATGTTTTATGGTAATCACCAGCATTGACTATTGTATTATTTTTACCAACAAATGGTTTAAAATAATCCATTAGTTCACTTTGATCTTCCTTAACACTTTGCACGTCTTTAACATTGTAGCGATATTTCTTGTCTCCAACTTTAAAATCAAAACCTTTGAAGTCTTCATTAAAAACTCTATCAGTCTCCCTGTTAAATATTGTTTTTGCTTGTTGTTGTAGTTCGTTTGCTTGTTCCTGCTCTTTATTATAACGGTTAAAGAAATTAATAGCTTTCTGTTGTTCTTTGGTTAACTTAGATCCTAACTTAAGATCTTCGTAATATTTACCTTTCAAACCTTCCAGATGCTGTTTAGCTTCTGCAACCGCTTCTTTATAAGCAAGCTTTTTACGTTTTACGTCACGTGCCTCATCCATCTCTTCATCAAATGAAAAATTATCTTCCATTAAAAAAGATATTTCTTCTAAAGTTAAATGTGGCTTTGTTTTTTGATAATATTCTCTTAACAAGTTGTTATCATCAAAATTTGAATAATCCTTATTGAGTTTGACGTAGTCCTCAATAGTTCCACCAGTCTCGTTCATAAACTGCACGAGTTTTTCAACATTTTCTGGTAGTTCCATTCCTGGAGTTTGTTCTTTTTGCACAGGTTCTTCAACCTCAACCTCTTCTTCTTTTACAGGTTTTGGTTCTTCATCTGTAATTTCTTCAAGAATTACTTCTTGCTTTTCTTCATTTTTTTCTTGCTTTTCTTGACTACTTTTTTCGTCATCTTGCTTTTCGTTTTCCCGTATGGCATCTTCTTTAATTTTAGGGTTAGACAAATCTACTTTATAATCTCCGTCCTCATTAAGAGGAGTTTTAGGTTTTTCTTCTTTTTTAGGTTCCTCAACCTTGTCAACAGTTTCTTCAACTGTATCTTGTGTAGTTTCTTCAACTACGTTTTCTTTTTCTTCCATAATATAATATAATTAAATAGTTAAAAATTACCTTGGCTCAAATTGCTCTAAACCAAAACCATCTAGGTTATCAAAACCTTTAGATTCAAAGTTTTTTGGGCCAGTGTTTCCTTTTCGCTGCTCTATCAACTCACTTTGTTGACTAGCTTGCATTTGTGTTCTTTTGTCCTTACGATCTTCTTTATTGTCCTCTCTACTCTTAATCACTTGCATTTCTTGTGTTTTTAACCTCATGTTTAGGTTAAATTCAAATTCCATTAACTCTTTTTTAATAGCAGCTTCTCTTTCCATTTTAGCAATATCAAATTGACTTTGAGCTTGTGCTATTTGAGTTTTAGTTTGAGCAAGTGCTTGCTGTTTTTGCATGTCTGCGGCTGCAGCTGCTTCAGCAGCTTTAGCATTAGACTCTGTTTGAGCTTGTATGTTTTGCATTTGCATTTGTCGATCAAGCTCTTGTTTTTTCTTTCTTCTAAGCTTTAATAGTTGATTAGCTAGCTTTAAGTTTTTAACTTCACGTATATCAATAGCATCTTCAAGATTTATCTGATCTTTTTGTATCGCCATTTGTATATTGTTTTCTAGCAATTGTTTTTCTTCTTCATCTGGCATTAAATCTAAATAAACACCAAAATCATGCATATGTAGTTCGCTAACCTCTGTTAAAGTAGCAACATTAAACTTACCTAATGTATTTAAAAATTGTTGTTTTGTATTTGAATACTCTAACACATCAGATATTCTAAGTGATAAACACTCAGCTGTTTTTAAAGTTAAATATAAACCAGCTTGCAATATATGTCTTGTAGCTGTATTACTATTTGCAGCTGCCATTTTTTGTATACCTACTAAAGAATTACTATCAGGCATACTACCATCTCTCGCCTCGTTTAATCCAGTTACATCACGCATCATCTGCATATAGTAATTATAAGTTTGTATTAAACTAGCTATTTTTTGATTACCACCACTAGATCTTAGTTCTTGTATTGGAACTTTACCTTGGTTAAAGTCACCATCTTGTGTCATTGATCTACCGATAACACTACCAGTTTGGAAATACATGTTTAATGCTTCTTGTGGGTTGTAGTTTGTACCGTTACCTAAATCTATTTCAGCTATACCATCAGCATCCATGTAAACACCATCTGGCACTAGTCTTGATAAAACTTGTTGAAGTTTTAAGTGTGTTATTTGTATCATGTCAGCAAAACTAGTCATTCTACCAACTAAAGACTCAGGTCTACCTTTATATAATCTTGGAGCACATATTTGATAAGACATTTTAACTTTTGTTAAATCAGCTTTTGGTCTTGTCATATTTTCTGCCATACCCCAGTCTAACATTTTATCATAACCAATAATCTTAGTACCACAATATAAAACTTCTATAGATCTGTCTAATTTTTTAAATCTTGATCTATCATCTTTTGGTGGATTAAAAGTATCATCTTTTTCTAACGCTTTATCATTACCGCTAGCTCCTTTTTTAATTTTATATACTTGCTTTGTGTATGTTTTGTATTCAAAATTTAATACGTGTACAAAATTATCATCAGTTCTTGCTGTTCTATAAAAATCACCAGGTGAACCATCTTCTATTTCTTTTAGTTCTTCATTAGTTAGGTTTGGAAACCTTTTAGCTAAATCAGAAACAGCTACTCTTTCAACTTCACCAATATAATACAGGTCATCAAAATAAGGTGACTCAGTATAAGAGTAAACTATATCAACAGGGTCAACATACTTTAACTTAACGCCATCAGAAACATTAAAGTAGTTTTTAACACAAGCTATACCTAATACAGTTAAATCATAATCTAATCTTTTCTTTATTAAATCATAATCATTTAAATCAAATAAATTGTTTATAGCTTCTTCTTCAGCTATCTCAATGCTTTGTTTATAATTTAACTGCATATGTAAAGATAACTCTTCGTTGTTTTCTGGTAACTCATCTGGGTTTAAGTTTTCAGATTTAAACATAGGAACGTTTAACTGAGCTTCTGCATCAGTATAAAACTCCTTATTTTCCATATCTTTTACAATATCTTCAATATACTTAGTTCTTTTTGCCGCAGAAACTGGATCTTGTGAGTAAGCTTTTAGTTCATAAGACCTGTCCGATATACCGTTTACTACTATATCTACAAACTTAGGTATAATAGGTACTGGTCTCCAGTCTAAATTAAGATAAGATAAATCACCATTTATAGATAATTCATCTTTATATTTTTGTACAGACTGTTCTCCTCTAGCATATAACTTTAAATCATTATATCTTTGCTTAGAGTGTATGTACTTATTTGTACCAGCGTCATTTTTAAACCACTCGTGTTCTATAGCTAAAGCGACTCGCTTGCCATATTCCATGCTTGCTTTCTCAGCATCTGAGACCGCGTTACTTGGAAAACTATGATTTTTTTGTGTAGTAATTGCCATTTATTCTATTATTTTCGACGTTACTCCTTTGTTATTATACTTAGATAATCCAAAAGAAATTTTTATACTTTTTTTATCAGCAACTGGTTT